CTTGTACGCGATATAACAATTGAGCGTTCTACTGATTTCCCTACTGCTGGCCCATTCAGCGTACAGTCCCTTAACGTAGAGCTTGATAAGCAGATTGCAATTGATGCTGACATCAGTGACCAGATTGATCGCGCAGTAAGAAGCCCTATTGAAGAGTTCACAACAATGACTCTTCCTGATGCGGCTACCCGCGCCGACAAAATCCTCAAGTTTGATACTGCTGGCAACGTAGCTGTAGAAAGCGCATCAGCCCTCACTGCTAACGCAGTGGTTGGTTCTAACTTTGTCAACAACACATTCACTGGCGATGGCTCTCAGACAGCCTTTACGACCACTGTAGAGGCTGGATCAAAGAACAACGCACAAGTTTATATTGATGGCGTTTACCAGCTAAAGTCTAGCTTCTCTGTGTCTGGCACAACTCTGACATTCACTGAGGCTCCACCGCTTAACTCGCAGATCGAAATTATCATTGGTAAAGCGTTGACCTCTGTAACTGGTGATGCCAGTGGTATGGATTATACGCAAGGCGGTACAGGATCAGTTCAACGCACAGTTGAAAGCAAGCTGCAAGAGTTTGTTTCGGTCAAAGACTTTGGTGCAACTGGTGATGGCGTGACTGATGACACTGTGGCTATTCAGGCTGCTTTGGATAGTAGTGCTAAATTAATTTTATTGCCAAGCGGTGATTACAAAATTACTTCAACACTTACTATGCCTTCAGATAAAATCTTACGTGGCGATGGAATTTACAATACTCAAATTAGTAACGATAGTAATGATTTTGCATTTCGTCTTACTAACTGCATTGGCTCTGGAATAGAAAGTATGTACCTTTACTCAGTTGGTACTGATGGCGCAGAAAAGGGTATTTTAATTGAGCAATCTGGAACTGGTAATAGCCGAAACAATTTTGTTAGGTCTTGCTGGTTCAATGGTCGTCAAAGAGCGCCTGTTGGCACTTTAACTCAGACAGGTATTTACATGACTGGCGCAGCTATTGGGTATACAAATTATTGGAATATCATCGAAGACTGTGTATTTCAAAGTTTGAACACTCCTATTGCTGGTGACTTTAACGCCAATGCCGCTTTCTTAAATAATCTTATGTTTGAAAATTTTTGGTACGCAATTAGAGGCGAATTTCAACAATGGTCGGCAACTAATATGTTTATTCATTCTTCTGTTGGTTCTGGTTCTGATTATTGTTATGCAGTTTATTTGACAGGAAATGCTGTTTACAATAATTTTACATTCACTCAAGAGTCTGGCAACACATTAGATAAAGTCTACTATTTCGGCCCATCAACTGTTCGTAATGTCATGGCTGGTTTATGGCAAGCGTCTGCACGGGGGGAAAACTTAGGCTCCTCAAATACTTTATATGATTATATTAACGATCAAATTTTACTTGATGATTCTGGTATTGATGTAACTTACATATCTGCTGATAAACTTAATGATGTTGATAGCAACTCAGCAGGCACAGAAAATATTGCAATATTTGGTGATGGCAGTAATGCTCAAGCAGGATCAGGTCAGCAAAAAATTCAAGTATTCGGTGGTTCTGCTGAAACTCGTAAATTAGAAATTTATCAATCGATTGGTGGCCCTGCTGTACTTGCTGGTAGTGGCGGAACATCCGTTACTGGTGGTGGGTTTGGTGTAACGATTGGTGATGGGACTTGGAATAGTGACCCACTAAAACTTGGCAGTAACTATTTATGGGTAGATAGCACAGGTGATTTAAGAATTAAGTCTTCTGCTCCAACTTCTGATACTGATGGAACTATTGTAGGAACTCAATCATGACAATCAAACAACAAGGCGGCATCTTTGGTCGAAACCCAACATTTAATGATGTTGAAGTTGATGGAACTTTAGACGCAAATAAAGCATCTGGTGTCTTTAACAGTTTAACTGCTTCTGGGGCGCAACCATTAACTATAAATACAACATCAAATAATCAGATTAAGTTTCAAGTAAATGGTGAAAATACTGGTCAATATTTATCCACTGCAACTTATCCACATTGGTTTACTGATGCCTCTGGAGCAGGTGATTTACTAAAGATTAATACTAGTGGTAATCTTGTTGTAAACTCTGGCTCTGGCATCGACTTTTCTGCCACCGCTGGCACTGGCACAAGTGAACTGTTCTCGGATTACGAAGAAGGAACTTGGTCGCCTGTAGTATCTGATGGAACAAACAACGCCACGATGAACGCTTCTACTGCTGGCTCTTACACAAAGATCGGCAACACAGTATTTTTCAGAGCAAGAGCAAGAGTTAGTGCGCTTGGCTCTGTTTCTGGATCTGTTCGTGTAACTGGGCTTCCATTTACAGTTGCGAATAACAATTCAAATTATGGAGGTGGTATGGTAACTGGCGATGGCTTAAACATTACAGCAGGGCAATCAATAATGTATCTAACAATTATTGGGGCCAGCTATCTTAACTTGTATCTAAACGATGCAACAACTGGAATTACTGCTTTAAGCGCGACAGAACTTAGTGCTACTGGGGATCTTTACTTTTCTGGTCAATATTATGTCTAAGGAAAAAACATGACACTTACAAAAGCACGTAACCGAATGATTGAAGGCGCTGCGGTCAATGTTCTTGACTATGGTGCTGATCCCACTGGGGCAACATCAAGCACTGCGGCTTTTCAAGCGGCTGTAAATTCTGGTGCTACTAAAATTGTTGTTCCGGCTGGAACATATCTTTTGCCAAAGGGATCGCAAACCATTCAAGCCTATGCAGTTGCATTTGGCGATGGCACCATAGACATACCATCGTCTTATGCGGTGATGATTTCTCAGAAGCAAAACTTGGTGATTGATGCACAAGGGGCTTCATTTGTAACAGACAGCGGCGTTCCGTTTGCGTTTTATCGGTGTGTCTCATGCACATTTGAAGGTGGGTCGTTTACTGCAACAGCAAGTGATGCAACCATTGACACGGATCAAGCAGCCGCAATTGTTATTACCCGCTCTGTTGATTGTTGCGCAAAAAGAACGCGGGTCGATGGATATTACCGAAATCTTTTTGCCTATCGTGCGATGAATTGTGGCTTCGATAACTGCTATTCAGTTAATGCTCGATATGTAAATCTATATTGTGCATCTACAATTGATGTAACTATTGATGGCGTTTCTTCTGGGAAAAACACACGCCACTATGTAACCAATTGCTATGCTCGTGGCGCAAGGTTGTACAACATATTTGCAGAAGACACCAATGCTATTGGCAATGTTCTTTATGATTTAGCTGGCTTTGGATCTCCGCTGTCTGGCGTACATATTGGCAATGAACAAGGAAATGCCAAAATCTCAGACAACTATATCATCGAAACAAGCGAAAATAATACAAAAACCTTTACTGGAATTACCATTTCGCCATCTTTGGATTATATTACAGCGTCTGGTGCTGTTGAAAATGTTGAGATAAACGACAACACAATTATCGGCAACTACAAGGGCATCTCTGTTTCTGGAGCGAATGGATTTTTGATCTCTGGAAACAATGTAAAAGACTATTATCAAACTGGCATTAGCATCGTTAGCGACGTTTCTGGCGGGCAGAACTATACTGTTTCAAACGGTGTAGTTTCAAACAACACTGTCGATAACATGAACGACACCTCAACTCGCACAGATACTGGCAACGACAAAAATGCTGGCCTTCAGGTTGAAGAAAACTCCAGTCTTTACATTACTAATCTTGTTGTTTCTGGAAACTCTGTTGATGCAAAAGGCAACAACACAACCAAAACCCCTACATACAACGCATACTTTGAAGTTTCATCTACTGATAATTCTTCCGTAAGGCTTGGTGAAAATGCGCTTGTCACATCGGTGGCAAATGTTTTTTCGGGCGTTATGTCGCCAAGCACGATGCAAAAAAATGTCACATCAAATTTAAGAACTGGTGTTTCTGTAGAAGAGTTTGGTGATGGCTTTGACCACCGCACTGTCATTACTCTGACAAATGTTGCCATCCCCGCAATCACTGGCGGTGCAGCACAGGCTGTAGGAAATCCCCTTATTGATTTGCCCGCAGGTGAGTGCATTATCACATCTGCTTATATGTCTGTCGGTATTCAACAGGCAGACGGAAACATCACCGCAGACACGCCTGATGTTGGCATTGGCACTACGACTGCAACAGGGGCTGTTTCTGTTTTGGGTGGAACCGCAGCTTTTGAAAATATCATTACAGGGCAAACGGCTGCTGATTGTGACGGAACGCCAACGGTTAAGACTGCAACACCAACAGCAGGAACGCCGCTTATCATTGCGGCAGGTGATAGTCATAGTATTTGCATTAATGCCGCTGATACTTGGGCTGCTAGTGGAGATGCCAACGCAACATTTTCAGGCACAATAGTTATCAATTGGAAATTTCTAGCTTAATGCGCTTTGAGCGTGGACAGTCCAGCCAAAGGAGATAAAAATGGCACTGACTAAAACAACTATCAACGACAAGATCGAGGTTATCAATCTAGGTGATTGGTCTGTAGTGCAAGTACGCACTGCGACTATTATCTCAGAGGATGGCACAGAGATCAGCAAGACCTTTCATCGTCACACACTAGCACCTGACGCTGATCTAACAGCCGAAGATGCTGACGTTCAAGCTATTGCTAGCACTGTATTCACTGACGCGGTTAAGGCTGCTTATGCGGCACGTCCAACGGAGTAGGTAGATGGACAACGAAGCACATACCGACATTGCTCTGGCAGTAGGTGCAATCACTAGCCCAGTTTGGTTACACGCTCTCAATGAGTGGGTGACGCTGGTTGCTGGTCTTATTGGTATTGTGCTTCTTGTTATCCGCATCCGCAAGGCATTGCGGAAAGATGTTTAAGGCAATTGTATTAGCCTGTGCAATAGCATCCCCAACCGAATGTATTGAGTTCCACGATACTCGCGGCCCTTATCCAACGATGAAGGCTTGCGAGGAACGTGCTATGGAAATGGGTCGTGACATTGGCGAAATGGCTCACGGCCTAATGCCAATTAGCTGGAAGTGTAAGCCGCTTAGAAAGGGGATGCTGTCGTAATGGAGCCTATAAGCACAGCCCTGATGGCGGTCAGCGCCGCGTCTAATGCCATAGCCTTTATCAAGGCTAGGGTAAACGATGTGCAATCTGTGGCTGATTTGTCGGAGCAGATCGGCACGTTATTCTCGGCTCAGAAAAAACTAAACGAGGAGCGCAACAAGCAATCAGGCGTTGGCGACATTACCTTCAGGGGCAGCATTGACGCGGTGCTTGAGGCTAAGAGGCTGAACGAGGAGATGCAGCAGATCGCCACAATGATTAATATGCGTTGGCCGAAACCAGCAGACCAGCCGTCAACGTGGCAGGAGATCATCAACCACCACAATCAGGCTTTGCGTGAGCAGAAAGAAGCGCGGCTAAAAGCTCAGAGAGAAGCCGCCATCGCGCATAACGAAATGGTTGAAAACTTTAAAATAGGTTTAGCTGTTTTCGCTTTGGCGATTGTTGTGGTAGGTTTATTCATCGCAGTTATGGTATCAACAGCCGGAGCCATCGGGCTTAGATGAGCGAAACCCGCACTGGACTGATTGGTGAGCATTTTGCTGCCGGGGCAATATTGTCGATGGGCTGGGCTTACGCGCCAGCGGCGCAAGATAAGATTGACGGTGTGGCTATCTCGAATAGCGACAATACTATATTGAGGATACAGGTAAAGACGGCCTCATACTTATTGCAAAAAGGTAAGGTAAAAAGAGCGTATCACTTTCAACTTGGGTCTGGATGTTCGGCGAAACACCTACCGCGTAATACAAAGGAATGGGCAGACTATGACATACTGGTGTTGTGTGGCAAGGAACATAGAAGCTGCTTATTTTACCACGTCTCCCAGATACAGCAGTACAGCAAACGGCTACAAGGCTCGGCGTTTACACGCGAGGCTGAAGAAGATAGCTGGCTCAAGGCTGTCGCGCTGGCTAAAGAAATGAGGTTGTGATGGATATTGAGAAGCTACGCGAGGAGCTAATCGCTGATGAGGGTATGCGGTTGGACGTGTATAAATGCACGGCCGGTCATTTGACTGTGGGCGTGGGGCATCGGATCATCGAGGGTGACGCTGAGTATGGCAAGCCACTGGGCTACACAATTACTGAGCGCCGCATGAAGCAGCTATTTGATCTGGACATTGCCATTGTGCGCGAGGATTGCCATAGGCTCTATGAGGATTTCAGCGAGCTACCAGAAGAAGCCCAGCGCATCATCGCCAATATGGTTTTCAATATGGGGTTGCCCAGAACGAGGCTTTTTAAAGCTATGCGCAAATGCGTCAATGACAGGGATTGGGCTGGGGCTGCGCTGGAAATGCTCGACAGCAAGTGGGCGCGTCAACTGCCCAATCGTTCAGAGAGACTGGTCAAACGAATGAGGGCGCTGGCTGATGGCTGAGATAACGATGGAGCGGATACTAGCGTGGCGACTTTTGCCGCGTGGCATGATGCTATTGAGCAGCCTGCTAGTGTGGGAGGCAGCAAGCTGGTTTATGTATGACCTTGGGGCTGAAGCAACGACACAACAGACTGCATTTGTTAGCACGATATGCGGATGCTTCAGCGGTATGTTTGCGGTTTGGTTAAATCATGAGACGGTGAAAAAATGATACAAGCATTGATTGGGCCGGTGACTGGCCTGCTAGATAAGTTCATCGAAGATAAAGACCAGAAGGCGAAGCTCGCGCACGAGGTCGCCACGATGGCGCAGAACCACGCGCAAGAGCTTGCCAAGGGTCAGCTAGAGATAAACAAAGCCGAGGCGCAGCATCGCAGCATCTTTGTGGCTGGCTGGCGTCCTTTCGTTGGCTGGACGTGCGGCGTGGCT